AAAGAATTGTCTATTCAAATCGGAATGAAAGAAAATGATTTGCTCAGCACAGCATTAACAATTGGATTAATGAGGATATCAGATGAATTCAAAAGAAAAGAGATTGATACAACGGTTCCAAAAGAAGATGGAAATGGGAAAGAAAATGACAGCTAAGGATTTGGAAATGCTTGAGCGTCTATATACTTTCGCCCAATTAGCAGATATTATAGCAGAGGTAACATCCGATGAAACCGAAAAAACTAAAGATATTTGATCCACCTACTTCTATGGCAATGGACGATGTTCCGGAGCTATGTGAGATGCTCAATGGCATATTCAAACGTGAGATAGAGAAGTGGCAAGCCAACAACAACATGGGTCCGCAAGAAGTGAATCTGTCCCTCAACATGTACAATAAGCTTATGGCTGCCTACATACAGTTCCGAATACTCAAGAGGGATATCATGGCAGAAGTGAAGGCAGGTATTCCAATGCAAAAGGAATATGTCGAATCAAAACTAAAGAACCTACTGTTAGATCCCAATTACAACGTCAAGAGCAATTAATCAACGAAAATGTCGTATGAAGATAAACTCCGACTAAGGCTACAAGAGGAATATCAAGCTAGTCAACTACTCCTGCCCAAAGTCGACATTCTTGACGCCTGCCTGCCTCACCAGCGAGCTTTCATACTCGATCCATGCAAGCGTAAGTTCGTCATTGGCACACGGCGCTCAACGAAGTCCTTTATGTTGGCACTGTATTTGATCCATGGGGCATTAACAATCCCAAGAGGAACATTCGCTTATTATTCTCTAACAAACGAAACTGCTGAACAGATCATGTGGAAGGACATATTAGAAGTCATAATAACGAAATACAGATTGGGCATTCAGCTCAATTCCAAACATGAGATGCATTTCGACAATGGGTCAATTATATATCTAGCTGGTCTTGATGCCACTCCTAAACAGAAGCATAAACTAAGGGGACAGAAATACAATATAGCTGCAATTGATGAGTGCCAGGATTTCCAACAGGATCTGTACGAGGTAATACATGGTGTTCTAAAGATGGGGTTGGCTCAAACCGAAGGAACATTATGTATGGCAGGAACACCAGGAGACGCACAAGGTAGTCATTACTGGTGGCTTGTAAATAAACCTGATACATTAGAGACAGAATGGAAACGCTACTTCTTCGATTGGCGAAACAACACCTCCATTGAACCTACAACAGGTAAGCGTGTATGCGATTCAGTTCAGGAGGAGTGCGAAAGGGATATTGATCGCAATCCACTAATAATCAATACTCCTGATTGGCAGAAAGAAGTAGAAGGCAAATGGGTTACAGCTACTTCTGCCAGAGTGTATTGTTATGAGAGTGTGAATGCTACATCACTTCCGCTACCATTGGAATTCAAAACTAACGCACATTACCATTTAGGATTCGACATTGGATTCAATCCTGACCCATCCGCCTTCATCATATCAGCTCACAACACTAAGTATGATGATAAGTGGAGAATCATCAAGTCATTCAAACGAACTAATATGCTCACCGCTGATATTGCTAATGAAATCAAGAAGTTGGATGCTATATACCACTTTGACTCTATTGTGGCAGACGCAGGGGCATTAGGTAAACAGATAGTGGCTGATTTGAATTGCACATATGGATTGCGGATTGAAGCGGCAGACAAGGCAGGTAAGCTCGGTCATATTAATATGATCAACTCCGACTTTATAACGCAAGATATCATTATATGCGAGCAGGACAATAGAGAGCTAATTAAAGAGATGTTGGAATTGATTTGGGATAGAGCTGAACTATTGAAAGATAAGGGTGGAAAACGAATAGAAGATAACCGCTTCGATAACCATATATGTGACGCAATGCTATACAGCTACTTGCACTCACGACATCATTGGTGGCGAGCTCCTAAACCTAAGATGACAATCGAGGAAGCTAATCAGAAGCAAAGGGACGACTTCGTAAAGCAGATGATTAGCCACAACAAGCCGAAGAATGAATTCAAATCAATTTACGCAGGAATAGACTTTACGAACAACACGGTCAACACGAGGCAATACAAATGATAGAACTAAGCACAACTCTACGACTTTCTAACGAATTCGATATCCCTTTCATCTATGACTCATGGTGCAGATCTCAGCACGAGATATACCCCAATAAGTATATGGATGAATACAGCGCACATTATCACGAGCACATTAGAAGGTTGCTCGATGACTCGATCGTAGCAATCGCCTGCCTTGATGATGACCCTGATGAGATAATCTCTTACATTGCCTACACATCATTCAGAGACAACTTCATTCTGCATTACGCCTACACTAAGGTAAATGCTCGTAGGCAGGGCAATATCAACAAGCTCATAAACTACAGCAACATACTCCACGCTCCACTAATATTTACGCATCCTCCAAAGAATGAAAAGATAATGGAACGCATCATAAAACGATATATATTTGACCCATCTATAATGGAATTGATTGGAAACAATGAAAAATAAGAAACAAAAGCAAGACAATACTATTAGGGTTGCAACGAATGATTCGCCCCACAAGTTCGTTGATACAGTGGAAACCCATTTGAGAGGTGAAGCGCCTCCACCAAAGAAGCTCACAATCTTTATTATCAAACCGCTATCATGTCTTGGCTTTACTCAAAAGCTGAATGTAACCGAAAGTGACATCTGCCGCTATGACAGCTTTCTTACAGTTCGTGTAGTCAATCAGTTAATTACCATTCCCTGGTCAAACATCGAGTGCATAACGGAGAATCTATAATGGAATTAGATCAAATTGAATTGCTAATGAAGCTGATGACCAAGTATCAGGTAGAAACTGTTTCAGTGGAAGGCGTTACTATTACCAAGAAAGTTCATCTGCCTAAATCTCGTAAGCCGAGCCCCTCGCCAAAGACAGAACAGGGTTTTGCCCCAGGCATTGCAGAGTTAGTCAATGCTACTCCTGGCATCGCACCACCAATTACTGATTTCAACAGGTTTAGCGTCTCCGCTGTAATGCCAGAGTGGCATAAATAAAGGAAAACACATTGCCTAAAACAACAAATGTAACCGCTAAACTTCCAAAGAATAAAACCAATGGTGTCAAGGAGGTTCGTGATATCAATGGAATTAGAAATCAATTCCATGAAGACTCTATGCATTGGTGGAAACTGCCGAAAGACTCTGATGAGATAGCTGCTGCATGTAAAGAGATTGTCATTAGAACTGATCGCAATAACTATGAGATTTGCCAGCAGTTCGCCACGTATGCTCGTATGTATGGAAACCTAGAGAACTTAGGGATGGGCTCAACTATCGGTGGCAATCAAGATGGAATGTCATATGATAATTCCACTAACATTCCAAAGTATAATGTCATCCAATCATCTATTGACACATTGCAGGCAAAGATATGTAAAGACAATCCAAAGCCTTACTTCATGTCAACTGGCGGAGACTACTTCACTAAGCTGAGGGCAGAGAAGCAGACGCAGTTCGTAGCAGGTATCTTTCAGGAATCGAAACTGTATGATACTGCAAACAACAAAGTGTTTATTGATGGCGCCACTTATGGATTAGGTGGATTGAAATTCGATCTGGACAAACACAATAAGATTACTGCTTCATGGATATTCATCGATGAAGTGAAAGTGGATCAAGTTGATGCTATGAAAAAGAAGCCTAGGTCACTCCACTTCTGTTGCTTAGAGCAAAAAGAAATTCTATTGGACAAGTATCCTGACAAGGCTGATATCATAAACAATATCTGCGATGATAATACGTTCATCTTTCGTGCAAGAGACTCTGTAGTTGAGCTATGCGTTACGGTAGAATCCTATCACCTTGCATTAGGTAAAGAGAAGGGTAGGCACGTTGTAGGGCTAACTGACAAGGTTCTGCTCGATGAAGAGTATGATGACGAGAATGACTTTCCTGCCGTATTCTTCCGATACTATGAGAAGGCAATGGGCTTTTATGGTAGAGGTGTGGCAGAGTCTCTATTCAATAATCAAATTGAAATAAACAAAATCCTTTTATATATTCAGCAATGCCAAGAGTTGCAAGCGGTTCCGGTTATCCTAATTCCTGATGGGGCAGAGATTGCCCCTGACGTAATTGGGTCGAATAACATTGCTCGTATGATTCCATATAGAGGAACACAAGCTCCTACATTCATGACTCCACAAGGGGCAGCACCAGAGGCTTATCAACACCTACTTTGGTGGATACAAGCTTCCTACCAAGAGGTAGGCGTATCAATGACATCTGCTACTGGGCAGAAGCAAGAAGGAGTAGATTCTGCCGTTGCTATGAGAACAATGGTGGATATCGAATCAAGCCGCTTCGTTCAGGTTTCAAAGAATTGGGAAAAGTTTTATATTGATTGTGCTGAGAAAATCATGAAGTTAGGCAAGGCAGCCTACGAAAATGATAAGAACTTCTCAGTAACCTACATGGATAAGAAGAGCAAGATTGTCAAAGAGATTGCGTGGAAGGACGTCAATTCAGTTGACGACAAGTTCATCATTCAATGCGACTCAATATCATCATTCCCTACATCTGGCGCAGGACGTATTCAGACGGTAACCGAGTTTATTTCTAATGGCTGGTTCTCAAAGGAGCGCGGATTAGAAATAATGGGGCTTGATCCTGACATCGATTCGGAGATTCAGAAGCAGACGTCTTCACTGCGCCTATGTGAGAAGCGTCTATCTGATATGGTAGAAAATCAAATCTATAATCATCCAGAACCTTATATGGACTTAGTATTGGCACTCAAAGTATCTCAAATGACTTATAACCAGCTTGTAATTGATGAATGCCCAGAAGATAGGCTTCAATTAGTTCGTAGGTGGATTGAAGAACTACTTACAATGCAGGGAGCGCCTGATCCTACTATCCAGAAGCTTCAATCTATCTTTGGCGACCAGTTGCAGCAACAAGCTGCCCCAGCCGCTCCACAAGCCCCACAAGCAGGACTCAATCCAGCTCGTATGACTATTGCTCAATAACTTGCTCGTTTAATGCAAGGCTCTAATCCTAACGAATAAAAAGGAAAATAATATTATGGCAACTACAGCACAAACATCATCATTTAATGTCACCGCACAACCTTCAGTAGCCGCTACTCAGCATATTGGATCTAATCCTCATGTAGGAATGTTTAAAGACCCAATCAAGACAAATGCTGTTGAAACAAGAAAGGTCAACATTTCTGGTCAAGCGGATTGGGAAGCAGAAGAAGCCCCAGTTGCAAAGACAGAACAAAAGGAAGTTGTAGAAAAGAAAGCTCCTCCTCCTTCTGCTGAACGTCATGAGGCGTGGAAACAACAACAAGCGCTTGATAAGGCAAAGAGGTCTCAGGACAAATACAACAAGACAATAGAGCGGCAGAAGACTGCCCCTGAACTACTCAAAGCAGGTGATATCAATGGTGCTGCGCAAGCTCTTGGCATTCCTGTAGCAGAGTTGGTGAGTCTAACTAACAAAGCGCTTCTTGGCATTCCCACTAAGCCGGAGGAGATGACTCCTGAACAGAAGAAGGACAAGGAGATGGCTGATTACAAAGCTTCAGTGCAGGCTGAGCTTGAGGAACATAGAAACTATCGCAAGTCGCAGCAAGAACGAGAGATTCAATACGCCAAAGCTGAATGGCAAAAGTCGAACATCTCCCCACTAATGGATACTGAGAAGTTTCCTCTATTAACCCAAAATAAGGAAGCAATTCCACAAATTATGGCTGGACTATATGAATGGTTCAATCAGAAGTATTTGGAAACGCAAGAGAAGGATGATAAAGGTAATCCAGTTTCTGGCACTGGCTGGCAACCAACTAAGCAGGATATTGAGGATGCATTAGAGACAATGGAAAGCCAGTATCAGCAAAGAGCTGAAGCAACCATAAAGACCTACAAGGGCATCAAGAAGTTCTCCAAATTCTTCACGGCAGAGGAAGCGGCAGTAGTTGAGAAAGCTAATGAGCAGACTTCACAAGAAGAGGAGGACGGCGGCAAACCAATTCAAAGGAACAACTTGGGATCAGTGTCTCAATCAGACAGAGACTTCAATGTCTTCAAAAAGTCTTCAGAAGGTGAAGTTCCATTCGCCTTACTATCAACCCCTGAAAAGGTCAAGTATCTTAGAGAACACGCAAACGACTAATATTATCGTTTACAAATAACATAACATTCTTTAATACCTAGATTTATGGTAGGCTTTTGCCAGGCAGTAGTAAGCTCCTTTATGAATGTGTTTTTCGCCTCTCTTCACAGTGAAGAGGGCTTCTTTCACACAAATACGTTTACAAAAGGAATAAAACATGGCATCACCAGTAGCTGGTAATAATAGTAATTCAGTCGCCTCCATTCTAAAGAAATGGTACAAAGACGGCGGAATGACAATCACAACTTTCCAAAATCGTCCATATTGGACTCTAATCACCAAGAAAAAGGATTCTTCAACAGTTGAAGGCTCTACTTTCCAATTCGCAATGCGAACCGGTGACGTGCAGTCTCGTAACACCGTCTTCTCTGCCGCACAATCGCAGGCATGGGGACTAACAGGTAACGTATCAGGTGCAGGCGCAAACTCCCTCACCAATAGCACTGCTGGCGCTCCAAACTCAGGTGCCATCAATACCACGCAGTTCTCAGTAACTAGAGCATACAACTATTCATACGCAGTTATCTCTACCACCCTTGCGTTGCAAACTCGTTCTAACAGGGGTGCATTCGATCCAGCCGTAACTGAAGTCATTCAGTCAGCTCTAGATGTTCTTGGTAATGACCAGGAGTTCTCGCTATTCGGTGGCAACGTCCCTGCAACAGGTTTGTCAACCGCAGGAACAGGCTTCATCAGCCAAATTGGGGCTTCTACTAACGTAGCTTCAGCAACTGCCCTCAACCTTGTTCTATCCTCACCTTATGACATATTTAAGTTCTCTCCTGGACAGGAACTAGACCTTTACTATGTCAATGCAGGCGTCTTCACCAAGCGAAATAACACTTCTGCTGGCACTGGTCTATTCACTGGCTCAATTGATCCAAACTATGGAACAGTATCTATCGTAAATGCAGCTGGAGTTGCTGTTGCAATCAACTCAGTATTCACTGACGCTGCGCCAGGGGACTTCATCTGCGTTATAAACGACTTCAACTTTGGCGCTCTAACAGGCACTCAAGGTAGCGGTAAGGTAGCTGGTATCGAGTCATGGGTTCCATTCGGTGGTCCAGTAAGCGACACTGATGCAAATCCATTCATGGGCGTAAACCGTAATAAGTTCGCTAACTTAGTTCGTGTTGCAGGTAACTGGATTGATGCAACTGGTCAGATTGGTCCAAACACCGGAACAGTATTGAACATTGAGGATGCAATCCTTTCTGGTCAGGTCGCAGTTCTAAACAACTCTAACAGCAAGCAAGTTGATACATGGGGTATGAATAACTACCAGATGTTGAAACTAAAGAAATCAAACATCAACAGGGTAACACTTGATGGTGGTTCGCTAAAGACCTCAGTTCCTACGCTATCATTCAAAGCTGTTCAGATTGAAACTGATGGTGGAGTATCTACTGTAATTCCTGATCGATATATTGGGCAGAACAGAATCTACGGTCTATATATGCCATCATGGTCATACATTCACCTTGGTGATCCAGTTGAAATGTATGGTGAGGACGGACTAGACGGACTACGTGAGCCAATGTTAGACGCAAAGGGCTACCGCTTCTTCTCATTCGGAAACTTCGTATGTGATGAGCCTTCTGCTAACGTAACCATTCAGGCGACGCTGTAATCAGGCATTGAAGGGAAGCCTCCTGTACAATGCAGGGGGCTTCCTTTCTTTCCCCAACCAAACTTTTATATAAGGAACAAAACAATGCCTTTCAATTTCAGTGGTAATCACAAATCAAGTCTAGCTAAAATGGGAGTGGTCCTCGATGGAGATACATTCACCGTTGCAGATGGCTACGGTCACACTGTAACATCCACATTAGCATCTAATACAATCTTCACCAAGAATCCAGTTCGTTCTGCAACTGGCGTCTGGTCAGTAACTCTCAAAGAATCAGTAAATGAAGTAATGGACGTTAATGTAAGTACAGTTCTACCAGGTGGCAACTATCTTTCAACTCAACTCAATTCATTTACAACCGACTCTATTGGAAGGCTTGTTCTACATTTTACATTCAATGTAGCAGGAACTCCAACAGATTTACCAGCTTCAGGCTCTCCACAATTCGTAGTATTCATTTGCTACGCAGAAACGAGCAATAAGTAATACCATGGCAATGCTAAAAGGTAAAGACGCCTCTTCACTGGCTGATGTCATGAAGAAGCACAATGTCGAGTTAGGCGCTCCCATGGATTCAGATGATGGAGACATGGAGCCTAAATCAGATGACAATAGCGAGTTGTCATCTTGCGCCAGCGATTTGGCAGAAGCTATTTCCTCTGGTGATAAATCAGGGATAGTCTCTGCAATCATGGCTTTAGTCGAATGCATTCAAAGCGAAGACAAAGAGCAAGACGAACAATCCTAATGGGAGAATACTATGCCAGCTCCTTCTCCATCAGGTCTTAGGACCTTTGGTAACCTTCTTACCTACGTGAAACAGCGTCTTGGTATTGAGAACAACGAATCAATACAGGATACTGAATTACGGACTATGGTAAATCTATCATTGTCGTCATTAGATGAACTTCTGGTAACGACCTACGAAGAATACCATATGAAAAGTTATTTGGCTACCGTGGGAACTGCTGCATCTGATGGAGGTCCCCAAAACACGATAGCTACTCCTCCTGACTTCTTTAAGCTTAGAGGAGTAGACTTCGGAGCCCCAGCTATGTGGATTACGATTTTTCAGTTCAATTTTCCACAAAGAAACTACTTCAATAACCCTTACTCTTTGATGTATGCAAACTATGGAAACAATGTGCAGCGTAAGGTGCGAGTAGTCGATGATTACATAATGATTGAACCGATGAACATGTCCGCTGGTCAATATCAAATATGGTATACGCCAAAGTTCCAATGGCTTACATATGATTCAGATCCTATCCCATATGATATGGACACCGAAAGCTGGATTGAATACGCAGTGGCTGTAACAGGAGAGAAAGTATATCAAAAGCTTTTGCTTCCTACTGATACATGGACACAACAAAAAATGTATTATGAAGACAAGGCTAAAAGTTCTGCTAAAAATAGAACTTCAACTGGTCCCCAATGTATCGTGAATGTAAGGAACAGGGGGAGAGGTCCCTCTAATAATAGAGGAGGATTCGGTATATGAGCTCAAATTTACCCCAATTCATTTATAAACAAGTTGCATCTAATTCAACTTCTACTACAATATCTAAAACGCTGAATGATTTGCATACCAATCTAAATCAAATCTTCACAAGCCTATTATCAAAGGTTCAGCTGAACAGCATCCTATTGACTAACGTCCAATTAGTCGCTGGGAGCAATCAGTTTCCTCATACACTAGGTAAGAAGTTAACAGGATGGTCTATTGTTAGACAAAGAGCCTCCTCATCTATCTATGATGCGCAGGATACTCAATCAAATCCACAGACTTACCTTACGCTTGTTTCTTCAGCTAATGTAACCGTAGATATTTTGGTATTCTAACATGAGCAATACTACTCCATCTGCAAATCTTGGTTTGCCTATACCCACATTAAGTGATCCTGCTCCTGATTGGCAGAATAACGTCCAACAATGCTTAACTGGATTAGATACCGCTATTGGAGGCAATTCTACTGGAATAGGACAGGCAGAGGTAGATCTATCCAAACAAACTACAAGTGGTGACATATCTGCTAATGGCAATAACTTTTCAAATTCTCGTTCAGTAGAGTTTCAGAATCAAAGCACGCAGCTTACTGGCTCCCAAGATGTAAACTGTCTATATGTATTGAATAACATATTGGGATTCAATACAAGTGCTGGGGCATTTATTCCTCTTAGTGAGGAAGGTGGAGCTGCTACATTACCTGATAATTATTCACAGATAGAGATTACTGCTGACCTATCAATTCTTCCAACAGCAACTTATAACTGGATTAATGCTGATACAACTTCTGGCAGTCTTACAATTACACTACCTGTTATTGCTTCATTAAGTAATCCTGTTGGAAGATTTTATTACTTCAATGATGCGGCAGGTAACTTCGAAGTTTCATCTCTAACAATTCAGGCGTCAGTGTCGAGTGGCAATACGCTATACTTCAATGGTAATAAGTTCTCATCAACTGCTACAATCAATTGGCAAGGTGGGGCAGGCATTGTATACACCGATGGTAATAACTCTTGGTATGTCATTACTTTTAGCCAGAATGTCACCGCAGGAGCTAACGTAACATACAATAGTTCTACTGTAAGCTTCATTTCTTCATCTTTGGTTATGGATGGAATGTCTTCTCTCTCTTTGCCAGCTCAAATAACAAACAATAATTATTCATCATATACTCCAGAACTAATCTGTCCAATAAATATTGAGCCTGGACCAGGAGCAACAAATGGTCAGATAAATGTCAATGTAGCAGGAGGTATTACAAGCAATGTCTCTGGTGGTATTCAGACAACTGTTTCAGGTGGAATTATATCGAATGTGGATCAAGGAATACTAACTACTGCATTTGGTGGAATCGTATCAACTGCTCCTGGTGGTATAATTGGTACTGCTGCTGCCTCTATAACATCAGATGTCATAGGAGGAATAAGAGCAGGACATGTTGCTGGTATACAGTCAGACAATGTCTCTGGCATCACTACCATAGTGTCAGGAGGTTTGGCTCTTGGTGCAGGAGCTAATGATTATCCTACTTTCACTAATACTTCAGGATCATCTGCTCCAAGGACAAGGAAGTTTGTTTCTGCCTTACAGCTATATAATGGTGCTCTAACCACAGGTTGGTCAGTAACAGGAAGTTTGACAATATCAGCTCCTGCTACAAACAACCCAGAAACATTCGTAATACCTATTACACATAATGGCGCTACATTATCAAGTGTAATTGTAGTGTTATTTCCTACATTAGCTCACTCATCTTTACCAAGTAATTTGCCAACAATAAGTGCATTTTATCAAACGTATAATTCTACATCAAGAAATGCTTTGTCAACCTTTTCGGTTCAGACGCTGCCATCTCCTTCTGATGTAAATGCCTACAAGAGCAACCCACAATATTTAGAGTTCGTTTGTAATCAAAATAATATAATAGACAATACAAACAATATGTATTTCTTACAAATAACTGACGAGTCAGGCACTAATTCAGTAGCTGGCAATCAATACTACTCTGTAACACTAAATTACACAAATATTTTAGATATGAGGTTCTCAATCTAATGGGATTTCCTGGGACAACGTTAGCAAAATATGATTTCATGGGTGGACTCAACTCTCAATTAGCTGAGTTCCAATTGGATTCGCCATATCTTCAAAATGCCAACAATATTACTTTCAATCAGATTGGTCAGATAGACAAAAGGACTGGTTTTACAAAATTATCAAACAACATTATGGGAGGTGGAAACATTTCCTCTGGTAAAGAGATAACCGTTTACAATGGCGAGCTAATTCAATTTGATGGTGAATACCTATACTCGTGGCAACCAGAAGAGGAAGTATGGATAAATAAAGGAACATGCTTCTCTACTCAATGTGAGCAGATAAGAGTTCTTAATACCAAAGCTTCTACCCAATCTAATCCTGACGCTACAACATCGAATAACATTACGGTGTATGCTTGGGAGGATAACAGAGTCAATCCTGCCAATGCCCAAGGTATAAGGTATTCAGTTGTCAATAACGTTACTAATTCAATCGTTGTATCTGACCAGCTAATATATCCCCACGGTGCCTTGCCAAAGGTGGTTTCAGATGGAAATATCTTCTACATATTGTATTGCGCCTCTGATAATGTAATTCTTTACGATACAATACCTGTAAATAGACCTAACCTAATTACTTCTCAATATAATGTGCTAACTACAAATGGATATTCAATCAATTTGTTAAGCAATATAGCATATGACGTATGTATTGATCCAATTGATAATGGTGTTTGGATAACATATGCAGATAAAAGAGGATACATCTTCGCTACTACTTTGACAAGATCTCTTTTATTCCAATTATCTGCAACCCATGCTTCGTGTATAGGATCGTGTTATGATAGTAGTGGTATTCTATGGGTATGCTGGAGCGACACAGATACAAATCAAACTTATGTAAATGCATACCGTGGAGGAGACCAGTTATTCGTATCTGATATTCCAATCGGTTCTCATCCTTCCTGCAACATATCGATAATCGAAGGAGCAGATAAAGGAAGCGTAAACATTACGGTAGAGACCTTCGCTGGTGGGACAGGCTTTTATAACTACATAAACAATTACGTTGTTTCATCAGGAGGAGTAGCCACTGCCAAAGGAACTGTAAGAGGAATAGGTTTAGCAAGCAAGCCATTCTTACAAGATGGAAACATTTTCCTGAATTGCATAAAATCAACAGCGCTGCAATCCACATATTTGACGTTATGTATGACCCATAATAACTTTCCTTGTGTAGCAAAGCATTCTCCTCAAAATGGTGGCAACCTGCGAACTAACTCAATTATGGCTCAATGTGATCCAATGGGAGAAAACGAATTTTTGTTTGCTGGTCAGAGAAAAGGAGCATTCACTTCATATAATAATGCTCAAACTGTCAATTTAGGAGCAGCAGGCTATACCATAAATTTTGATGTAGACAATTCATTTGGTAATACAACGTCATCCAATAACCTACATATAGTTGGTGGCGTAAAGAAAATATATGATGGTATTTCATGTGTAGAAGACAATTTTCATTTCTATCCAGAAACAGAGAGTGGATTCGGCTGTGATTTAGAACTTCCTTATGGACCTACTCCTCCTTGTCCTTATCAAGGTGGAACTGGTCAGATAAGCGCTGGATTATATCAATATATCGTTGTTTATGAATGGACTGATAACTATGGGCAAGTGCAGCGTTCAGGAGCCTCTGTAGCGAACAGCATTCAGAACCCAACAGTTGGTAGCTACATCATCGTAACAGTGCCTACGCTCAATGTTACAGATAAGATAAATCCAAGGACACCTGTTGTAATCTCAATTTACAGGACACAAGCCAATCTTCCAATTTTCTACAAAATAACTGATGATACAAATCCAATAATCAATAACCAGAGCGTCGATAGTATCCAGTATTGTGACTCGGCTTCTGATATTAGTATTGGTGCAAATGAAAATCTTTATACAGGATCTCAGTTATCGAATATTGCTCCACCAAGTTGTTCATTAATATCTCAATACCAAACGAGAGTAATGATTAATCAAGATGAAGATAAGGATGTAATTTGGTATTCTCAAAACAAATTTGAGCAAGACCAATATAATACATTGCCGCTTGATTGGAATACTTCCTTCGTGCAAGGAGTAGATGCTAAACTCGGTTCTACAAAAGGAATTACAGCTATTGGTCTGCTTGATAGCTCTCTGGCGATATTCAAAGAAACATCAGTATTTCTATTGCAAGGAGATGGTCCTAACGCTCTTGATACAAGTGGCAACTTCAATGATGCCTTCTTGCTTGTGGCAGACACTGGATGTTCAGAGCCAAAATCATTAGTATTTGTTACTCAAACAGCTAAAACTCCTGGTGGGCTATTATTCAAATCTAATAAAGGAATATACCTGCTTGGAAGAGATCAATCTTTATACCCAATAGGAAAGCCTGTTCAGCAATACAATAATTTGCATATTACTGGAGCTAATCTACTTACAAGGACAAATGAAATTGCCTTCACTACAGAAGAAGGAACTGTTTTGGTCTATAACTACTTGTATGACGCCTGGTATACATGGTCGAGCCTTCCCAGCGTCGCCTCTACGATGTGGAATGACAAACTCGTAATATTGCATCCAAATGGAACTGTAATGATACAGGATGACACAGGAACAGTATGGAGCGATGACAATAATATCGCATTGGTTAATGTAACGATGAGTCTCAAAACACCATGGATAAAAATACAGTCTCCACATATTCAAGGAAGATTTCTAACGTATTGCATGATGCTTTTAGGCACTTATCAGGCTCCACATACTTTGCAGATTGGCGTAAGTTTTGATTATAATCCATCTATTATGGAGACTGTTTTGATAAATTCAAATACAACAACT